TTCCGATCTCTCCGCCGCGTTGGGTCAGCCGCTGATCCCATGGCAACGCCAGGTAGCGGACGTGGCCGGTGAGCTGGACCCGGAAACGGGCACGTACTACTACGACCGCGTTATTGTGTCCGTTCAACGCCAGGCGGGCAAGACGACGATAAGCAAGGCCGAGCAGGTGCGTAACGCGCTGCTTGGACCCGACCGTGAGGTGTGGTATCTCGCGCAGACCGGTAAGGATAGCAACGAACAGTTTCGCAAGCTGATTAAAAGCGTGGTGCGCTCCCCTCTGGCGGCGCTGATCGACGGGAACCCGCGCATGAGCAACGGCAGCATGGCGCTGCCGCTCGTCAACGGCAGCACGTTGCGGCCGGGCAGCATGACCGAAAGCAGCGGCCACGGTTTCCAGGGCGATTTCATCAACCTCGATGAGGTGTGGGCGTTGTCGGCGCTCCAGGCCAAGCAGATTCTGGATGGCTTTATCCCGACGACGACCACGCGCATGAGGGCCACGGGCGTCCGTCCGCAATTGTGGATCACAAGCACGGAGGGCACGGCCGAAAGCGAGTATTACAACGCGCTTCTGGACCGGTGCCGTGCCGGCGACATCCCGAAACGTTGGGCGTTCTTCGATTGGGGGCTTGACCCCGCGAAGGACAGCGAGGACCTGGACGCCGTAGCCAGCGCGCACCCGGGTTGCGGCTACCTGTTCGACCGTCGGCAGCTCAAGGACTTTCGCGACCAGTTCGCGGACGACCCGGCCGGCTGGCGGCGCGCGTTCTGCAATCTCCGTGACACGTCCAGCACCGAACGCGTCTACCCCGCCGCCTTGTGGACGGAGACCGAGACCGCGCCGCTCGACCTGTCGGCGCTCGACCTGGACACGCTCGCGTTCGGCGTCGCGGTCGGCATGGAATCGGAATCGACCGCGATAGCCGCCGCGTGCCGGCGCGATGGCGTCACCGTCGTGCAGATCGTGGACGTGCTGCCGGGCACCGCCGGCGCGGCCGAACGGCTGGCCGACCTGCAATCACGGTATGGCGGCGCGCCGATAGCCATAGACCGGCGCGGCCCGTCCGCGCCGTTGGCCGACCGGTTGCATGAGGTCGCGGCGGACGGCACGCCGGAATACCGGTTGTCGGATATCGGCAACACGGAGATAGTCGCGGCCGGCGTGCTCATGCTTGACCGGCTCATGCAACGCCAGGTGTTGCACGTGCCTGATCCGGCGCTGGACGACGCTGCCGCCGTCGCGGTGCGCCGGTGGGTCGCCGACAGTTGGGTGCTGTCGCGCCGCAACAGCGAACAGGCGATTAACGCGCTTGAGGCCGCGCAACTCGCGGTCACCGCTTCGCTTCACGCGCAGCCGGCCGCGCCGTTGCAGATTTTCGGTTAGACGTTCTATGACGTTTTTAGACGTTCTGCGATGTTCTTATACGCCGGTTTCGGCGTGGCGCGCCGGCGGGCGGTTGAATCGGCCGCATGAGCTTCATTTCCCGCATCTCCAACACCGCCGCCCTGTTGCTTCGCGCGGCGCAGACGACGGACGACGTGGAGGAAGCGGACGCGCCGACATTGCCGCCGCGATTGTCCACGTCGCATGACCCGCTGGCGTTGTCCACCGTATTTCGCGGCGTGCAGATCATCGAGACGGCGGTCAGCAAGCTGCCGCTGATCCAGTACGCGCCGGACGGCTCGCGCATGCGGCCGAGCACGCTCATCACCCGGCCCGACCTGAACCGTAGCCGCCGCGACCTGTTCGGCGACCTCGTTTCCGCTCTCGCGTTGAACGGTAACGCGTTCCTGCTCAAGGTCGAGGCGGCCGGCGTGCTCGTGGGAGTGCGCAGTCTGCCACCCCAGCTCGTGACCGTCACTGACCTGAACATGGACCCGGCTAACCCGCGCTTGCGCTACTCGTACCGTGGCGTGGACTACGGCGCCGACCGCATCGTGCATCTGAAGCTGTTGAACGTGGCCGGCCGTTTGCGCGGCATGGGCCCTATCAGCGCGGCCCGCGAGGAGATCGAGGGAGCGCAGGACACTCGCGCCTACGCATCGAACTGGTTGGACAACACGGCGCGGCCCGCCGGCATCCTGAAAAGCGACCAGATATTAAGCGACCAGGACGCGAGGACCGCTAGCGAACGGTGGGCGAAGGGCGGCGCCGGCGGCGTGCGCGTGCTCGGCAAGGGCCTGGACTACACGCCGTTGGCGTTGAGCCCCGAAGACCTGCAATTCATCGAGTCCCAGCAGTTCAACACCACGCAGATAGCCCGCCTGTTGGGCATCCCGGCGTCGTTGATGCTCGCGAAGGTGGAAGGCACTTCGCTGACCTACTCGAACATCGAGCAAGAGTGGCTCACGTTCGCGGAATACACTTTGTCGGCCTACGCTGACGAGATTTGCGAGGCCCTCACGTCGCTGCTGCCTGAGGGGCAATGGTGCATGCCCGACTGGGATTCGTTGCATCGTTCCGACACGAACACCCGTTACAGCGCCTACCAGACCGCCATATCCGCCGGATTCATGACGGTGGACGAGGCGCGCGCCCGTGAGGGATGGGCGCCGATCAACCAGACCACACCGCAGGAGGTCACATTATGAGCGAAGAGGTACGCACCATCACCGTGAAGGGCATCGAGCTACGCGAGGACCAGGGCGACGGTACCCGCATCGAGGGCATCGCCGTGCCGTTCGGCCAACGCATCGGATTGTGGCGCGGCGCGGCCGAGGAGTTCGCGCCGGATTGCGATTTCGGCGACACGACACGCACCAAGTTGAGCCGTGACCACGGCCGTCTCATCGGCAAGGTCACGAACGCGACGCGCGAGGCCGACGGATTGCACATCACCGCGTCAATCAGCGACACGGCCGAGGGTCGCGACGCCGTGCAGCTGATCCGCGACGGCGTGCTTGATTCGTTCAGCGTGGGCTTCATGCCCGTGACCACCGACAAGCGCACCGAGGGCGACACGAGCGTGTACGTGCGGCGCGCCGTGAAACTGCTTGAGGTCGCCGTCACCGGCATACCCGCGTACACGGGCGCGGCCATCACCGGCCAACGGGACCAGGAACACGTCAACCAGGAAACCGACACCAAGGAGGAAACAGTGGAAAACGAACAGCAGCCGGCGACGGAATCGCGTTTCGACCAGCTCGAAATGCAGATCCGTTCGCTCGCGGACACCATCGGCCGGCAGAAGCCGGACCCGCCGCACGTCATCGGTGGCCAATACCGTTCGGCCGGCGAGTTCGCGAAGGCGCTTGCGGCCGGCGACGACACCGCGTATGAGTTCATGCGCGAGGCCCGCGACCTGATTTCCAGCTCCGACACGAACAACACTAACGAGTGGGTCGCCGACCAGATCAAGCTCATCCAGTCGCGCCGTAGCGTCGCGAACCTGTTCCAGCATGCCGCGCTGCCGGCCACCGGCATGACGCTGGAATATCTCAAGCTCGGCTCTAACACGCTGAAGGTGGCCGAACAGACGGCCGAGGGCGAGGCCCTGACCACCGGCAAAATCACGCTCACGAGCGCGACCGCCGCCGTGAAGACCTATGGAGGTTACGCGCCGCTGTCGCGCCAGGTCATCGAACGCAGCAACACGCCCGCGCTCGATACCGCGCTCCGCGCGCTCACCATCGCTTACAGCAACGCGGTGGAGGCGGCGGCCCGCGCGCAGCTGACTGCCGCCATCACCGGCGCCGCAGCGAACAAGCTGGAGACGCCGGCGGCCGTGAGCGCGCTCACCGCCGACCAGTGGATTACCGTCATCATCAACGCGGCCGAGGCGGCGGACGGCCGAGGCGCGCAGCTCGGCACGCTCGCGGTCAGCAAGGACGTATTTGACAAGATGGCGAAGATCACGCGCAGCGGCGACGCGCTCATGGACGTTTCCGGCGAGGGCGTGGACAAGCTCGGCAGCCTGAGCCTTACCGGCATCACCGGCCGCATGCTGTCCGTCCCCGTGCAGATGGTGCCGGGTGCCACCGCGAACACGGCCGCGTTCATCGACCCGACCGCGTTGCAGATGTGGGAGGCCGGCGGCCCGTTCCAGCTCCAGCAGGACGACACCACGAAACTGCTTTCCAATTACAGCGTGTACGGTTACGCGGCGTTCGCGACCGTGTTCACCGGCGGCGTCATGCCGTTGGGTCCGAAGGCCACCGCCTGAGTAGGCGCACATGGACCAGTTGCATGACAAGTTCCTGTCGATGATGAACGTCATCGGCAGCGACGACGAGACGCGCGCCGACGACTGTCTGGCGACGGCGCGCGCCTACCTGTCGACGAACCTGGGCGAGACGTGGGACACGGTGCCCGACCTGATCCAGTCCGATTGCGTGCTGGCGGTCGCCGCCGACCTGTTCAACCAGAAGGACGCGCGCAACGGCGTGATGAACGTGGACAGCGACGCCATCGAACCGTTCCGCGTCTCCGCCGACCCGTTGCGCGCCGCCTGGCCGAAGCTCCGCGCCGCCGGCGTGCTCGCGGGAATGGGGATTGCATGACAAACACCATCACCGGCAAGATCGACGCGCTCATGGAACAGGTGGCCGGCGCGTGCGGCGACCTCGTGGAACACGTCACCATCGACGAGACCGAGGTGAAGCCGCCACGCGGCAAGGTCTGCGTATGGGTCAAACCCCCCGAAGTGGCATGGCCCTACGCGGGCGCGGAAAACGAACTATCGGTGCGGCTCGTGTTCGTCGCCGGCAGTCCCTGGGCGCAGGCGTCCGCGCTGCCGCTGCTACTGGCCGCGATGGACCGGCTCGCGGCGTCCGCGCTGCCTGTCACATCGGCCGAGCCCGTCGGCTTCACGCGTGGAGACGCGACGCTCGCGGCCTACCAGATCACACTCAATGAAATCTAACGAAAGGAACAACCATCATGGCGGACAAAATCCGTACCCTGGGACCGGGAAGCCTGGTCATCGGCTCCTCAGACGACCAGTACAAGCTGGACGTCGATTGCACGAGCGTGGAACTGTCGCCGGACAATTCCAGCGAGGACCCCGACACGTACCTGGACGGCCACGAGGAGGGCGGCGCGCTCACGACGTCGTGGAAGCTGTCGGGAAGCATCGCCGAGGACTACAGCATGAACGGCGCGCAAGTCTACTGCCTGAACCACGCCGGCGAGACGAAGGCTGCGAAGTTCGTGCCGAACACTGCCGGCAAGCTCCAGCTGGACATGCGCGTGACCATCGCGCCCATCGCGTTCGGCGGTGACGTGAAGACGAAGAACAAGAAGGATTTCGAGTTTTCCGCCACCGACGTGAAGGCGTCGGCGTACACGCCGACGAGCGCCTGACATGGCCGACAAGGCCCTGTACGTCGTCGGTCAGAAGCGTTTCGTACAGACCATGCGCAAGGCCGGCGCCGACATGAAGGAGCTGAAGGAGGTCAACCGGCGGGCCGCCGACATCGCCAAGCCTGAGGCGGTGGCCCGCGCGCCACGCGGAAGGACCGGCAAGCTCGCCGGATCGATACGTGTGGGCGCGACCCAGAAGGCCGGTATCATCCGCGCCGGCCGCAAGACCGTGCCGTATGCGGGACCGATCAATTACGGTTGGCCCGCGCGGCACATCAAGCCGAGAACGTTCGTGAACAACGCCGTGGCCTCGACCGAAGGCCAGTGGACGGAGGAATACGAGCGGTTCATCAAGAAAACCATGGAACAAGTCAAAGGAGCATAACCCATGCGCAACATTGCGAAAGTCACCTACGTGGACGGCACCTCCAACGAGGCCCCGCTCACCCCGCGCGTCATCACCTCATGCGAGGAGCACGCGCAGAAGGAGGGATGGGCCGCCGGAGAGGGCAGCCGAATCCGCCAGTCCTACTACATGGCGTACCTCGCTATGAGGTTCGCCGGCAACACGTCCAAACCATACGACCAGTGGCTCGACGACGTGGACGACATCGACGTGGAGACGCCGGAAAACCCTACCGAATAGCCGCGTGGCCCGACGATTCGCTCGGCATGCTCAGCGTCATCCTCGCCCACCGCTTCGGCGGCACGCCGTGGGCATGGCGCAACGAGGCCAGCGAACTGGACTGGGGCACCGCGATAAGACTGCTCGAACAGGAGATGGAACGCATGGAGGAGATGGAACATGGCGCGTAGCGCAATCATGTCGGTGAGAATCACCGGCAACAGCGACGACGCCGTGAAGGCGTTCAGCAAGGTCACCGGCAAAGCCGCCGCCTTCGGCAGCTTCATGGGCGGCATGGCCGTCAAGGGCGTGACCGCCCTGTGGGACAAGCTCAAGGGCTTCAGCGCCGCCGTCGTGGACATGAGCGACAGCACCGACAAGTTCAAGCAGACCATGGGCTTCGCCGGACTGGACACCACCGCCATAAACCAGGCCACCAAGGCCACACGGGAATACGCGGACCGCACGGTCTACGACCTCGCGACCGTGCAGAACACCACCGCCCAGCTCGCCGCCAACGGAGTCAAGGACTACGTGGGCCTGACCGAGGCGGCAGGCAATCTGAACGCCGTGGCAGGCGGCAACGCCGACACGTTCAAAAGCGTGGCCATGGTCATGACCCAGACCGCCGGAGCCGGCAAGCTCACGACGGAGAACTGGAACCAGCTGACCGACGCCATCCCCGGTGCGGCCGGCCGGCTCCAGGAATCCATGCTCAAGGCCGGCGCGTACACCGGCAATTTCAGGGACGCCATGGAGAAGGGCGAGATCACGGCGGACGAGTTCTCCGCCGCGATCATGGACCTCGGCATGAGCGACGTCGCCAAAGAGGCCGCGACCAGCACCTCCACCATGGAGGGAGCCATGGGCAACCTCGAAGCCGCCGTGGTCGGCGGCCTGACCGATGCGTTCAACCTGTTCAAGCCGACGGTCACCTCCGCCATGAGCGTCGCCGCCGACAAAATCAGCGCGTTCAGCGGCAAGGCGACCACCGGCCTGCAAGGCGTCATCAAACTCGTGCGCGACGGCGACTTCAGCGCGGAACTGCGCGACGCGTTCAGCGTGGAGGAGGACAGCCCCGTCGTGGACTTCCTGCTCACCATCCGGGGTACCGCCGCCAGCACGTTCGACACCGCGAAACAGAAGGTCTCCGACTTCCTCACCGCGTTCCAGAACACCGGCCCCGCACAGGCCGCCGGCGATATCTTCGCCGCCGTCTGGGAGTCATGCAAGAGCCTCGCCGGAGCCGCCGGCGACCTCATCGGCCAGTTCACGCCCCTGCTCGACTCGATGGGCGGCGCGGCCGGAGCGGGCACCGCGTTGGGCGACGCCTTCAACGGCGCGGCCGTCATCGTGGGCGATGTGGCCGGAAAACTCACCGCGTTCGGCGACTGGGTGAGCGCGAACGCGGAACCCATCAGCGCCGCCCTGGTCGGCATCGGCGCCGGCTTCGCCGTGTTCCAAGTCGCGGGAGTCATCACCGCCGTATCGACGGCCTTGGAGGGGTTCAGCATCGCAAGCACCGTCGCCGCCGCCAAACAGTGGCTGCTGAACGCCGCCATGAACGCCAACCCGATCATGCTCGTCATCACGCTCATAGCCGCCCTGGTGGCCGGACTGGTCTACTTCTTCACCCAGACCGAACGCGGTCGGCAGATATGGAGCAACTTCACCAGCTTCATCGGCGCGTGCGTGAACAACATCATCGGATTCTTCCAATCACTGCCCGGCAGGATAGGCGCGTTCTTCTCCAGCGCAGCCCAGTTCGCGCAGAACACGTGGAACAACGTGGTCAGCTGGTTCAGTGGACTGCCCGGCCGCATCCTGTCCGCCATCGGCAATGTTGGACGGCTGCTGTGGAACGCGGGCTCAAGCATCATCGAGGGTTTCCTCGACGGTCTGAAATCCGCGTGGAACAACGTGACCGGGTTCATCGGCGGCATCGCCGACTGGATCGCGGAGCACAAGGGCCCCGCCGCCTACGACAAGGTGCTGCTGGTGAAAAACGGCCGCCTCATCATGCAGGGCCTCGCCAAAGGCCTCGGCCTCGGCTTCGACACGGACGTGCGCCGCACCATCTCACGCATCAACGGCAGCATGGGCGGCCTCAACCTCGGTCTGGACGCGACGGCCGGCCGCGCCGGCGGCGGCAACGTCACGAACGTGACCATCGTCATCAAGGACCCGGTGGACGGGTACGAGACCGGCCGCAAGATCGCCAGATACCTTCGCAAGTACGAGGGGGCTCGCGCATGAGGCAACCGTTGTTGTTCATGGACCTCGGAAACGGTTGGGAGAACCTGACCGGTCACGAGGGCGACGTCGCCGCGCTCGACTCGTTCACGGTGGACTGGGGCACGGACGACGCGGGCGCGCAACCCGACGTGAGCGTGCTCAAATACCGGCTCGCCGACCGTACCGGCCAACTGGCCGGCCGGGCCACCACGCTCGCCGGCGCGAAAGTGTGGGTGCAATTGTCCCGCATGCCGTTCTGGCGGGACTGCAACGTGTCGGGCGCGTGGAGCACCCAGCCGGCGACCCTCACGTGGGCGAGGTTCCACGAGGCCGTGACCCCGGATGTGACGGCCGCTCCGGACCCGACCGCGCTCACCCTGTTCAGGGGACGCAACGCGAGTGGCGGCACCATCACCCGAACCGCCGGCGGCTGGCGACTCGACCTGACCGCCAACAGCATGCTC